AACGTTATATCAAGATTGTTCACGTTGATCACGGTCTAATAAAGATAAAGCTTTATGATTATCAAAAAGAAATCATTGATAAACTAACTAACAATCGTCGCGTTACCGTTGTCACGAGTCGTCAGGCTGGTAAGACTACTACGGCTGCTGCAATCATCCTCCACTATATCCTATTCAATGAACACAAGACTGTAGCACTTCTTGCCAATAAAGGTGACGCTGCTCGAGAGATCTTGGATCGTGTAAAGTTATCGTACGAATCGCTTCCTGACTGGCTTCAGCAGGGTGTTGTGGAGTGGAACAAGGGATCGATTGAACTAGAGAATGGCTGTAAGGTTCTTGCTGCTGCAACCAGTTCATCTGCTATTCGCGGTAAGTCTATCTCGCTGCTGTACATCGATGAAGCTGCGTTCGTTGAGAACTGGGATGAGTTCTTCGCATCTGTTTTCCCAACCATCTCATCCGGTGAAACAACTAAGATTCTGTTCACATCTACTCCGAATGGTCTGAATCATTTCTATAAGACATGTAATGGTGCTAAGGAAGGTACCAATGGATACCAATATGTCGAGGTTCCCTGGCAGATGGTTCCTGGACGCAATGATGCGTGGAAGCAAGAAACGCTCGGAGCCATGGACTTTGACTACGAGAAGTTTGCACAGGAATTTGAATGTGCATGGCTCGGTTCATCTGGTACACTAATCTCTGGTGCTGTACTTAAGACGCTGACTGCGCAACGTCCACTGTTATCAGTCAATGGGTTGACAACATACTTCCTTCCTGAGAAGGAACATCGGTATGTCATGACGTGTGATGTCTCGCATGGTAAAGGTCTTGACTACTCTGCATTCCAGGTAATTGATGTCACTCAGATGCCGTACAATCAAGTATGCGTATACAAGAGTAACGTGACTCCCCCTGCAGAGTATACTCAGACCATTCATCAAACATCATTACAATACAATAATGCTGTGATCCTTGTCGAAATTAATGACATCGGATTGACGGTTGCTGATGCCCTCTACATCGACTACGAGTCTGATAACCTGATCTTTACCGAGAAGGCAGGTCCTAAGGGCAAAAGAATCTCTGCTGGTTTTAATAAGAACGCTGAACGTGGATTAAAACAAACTGCAGTTACTAAGACGGTTGGTTGTTCGTTGCTTAAGTTATTAATCGAACAATACCAGTTAGTCATTAATGATCATGATACTATATACGAACTATCTAGATTCTCTAAGAAGAATTCTTCATATGAAGCAGAGTCTGGTGCTCACGACGATCTTGTTATGGCCTTGGTATTGTTTGCTTGGATGTCTAATCAACAATACTTTAAGGACTTTACAGATATTAATACATTATTAAGACTTAGAAACAGAACAGATGAGGATCTTGACAACGAGATGTTTTCATTCTTTATGGATAATGGTCGTGAATTGATTGAACCGGATGCAACCGAGATTGTTGATCTTACTCAAACGTGGAATCCTGATTTCAAGGGCCTGTTTGCGTAATCTGGTCATATTATAAATAAAAGCAAAAGTACTGGTTAAACACCTTCGATAGGGAGAGATTACAATGGCGTTTCAAGTCAGCCCTGGAATTAACGTTTCCGAGATTGATCTTACAACAACCGTACCGGCTTTAGCAACCACTGTTGGTGCTATTGGCGGTGTGTTTCGTTGGGGACCAATCGGAAAGTTCATTCTAGTAGATTCGGAAAATACTCTGGCGGCCCGTTATGGCAAGCCAACTTCAGACAACTACGAAACATTCTTCACTGCGGCTAACTTCCTTGCTTATGGTAACGCACTTTATGTTTCACGCGCTGCTGTAACAACTGGGTTTTCAAACACGGTTGCCGCGGCGTCTGCTAATTTAACTGCAACTACCGCTGTTACTCTTGTAGGTAATACATACGGTGTTGCTGCAGGTCAGGCAGTATTTGGTGCTGGTATCCCAGATGATACCTATGTTTCTACTGCTACAATCGCTGCTGGAAACACAAACCTAGTTCTTACCAAAGCTGCAACATCCGATGTTGATGCACAACTCAACTTCTATGCAAATACACTTGCACTGAACGCAGTTGCTAATAGTGGCGTAGTTGCTCTTGCAAGTAATATCGTAAAGAATGCTGATGACTTTGAAAACAAGGGTCCATCGAACGCTACATTTGTAAATACACAGTTTGTAGCTCGTTATCCTGGTGATCTTGGTAACTCACTTCGCGTGTCGATGTGCTCTTCTCCAAATCAGTATAGTCGTGCTATTAATATGCTCAGCAATACAAGCGTTGGTGTTGCAACAAAGCTAAATCAGCTTACATCGGCTGATATTAGCATTGTAGTTAATTCTTCTACAGCTAACGTCGTTCTTAATTGGATCGAACCTGGTATCGGTGGTGGTAACCTTACCTTTGCTGAAGCCAAGGCCGCTGCAAATACAATTCTACAATCACTATCAGTTGGTGACTATGTTGAACTTGGAAATAGCACTGTCGGCACACAGACTCTTAAGATTAAGTCGCTTCCAACTGTAACATCTGAATCTGGTGTTCAGTATGCATTCTTCCCAATTACTTTCGAAGATACATGGAATCGCGCTTCTAACTTTAGCTCGAATACAGTCTCACGCAAGTGGGAATTCTTCAACACTGTTGCAACTGCTCCGGGTACATCACAATATCTATCAGATCGTGGTCTAACTACAGTCGATCAGGTAAGTGTTGTAGTTGTAGATGAAGATGGTAAGTTCACTGGCACACCAGGGACGGTCCTTGAAGTTTACGAAGATCTATCTCGCGCAACTGATGCTATCGGCGAAGATGGTACAACTACATTCTTTAAGACGGTTATCAACGATAACTCACGTTATGTGTGGTCTACCAATGATCGTGCTGAAGCTGCATCTGATCTTGCAGCTAGCCTTTCTAATTCAACAACAACAATTCCATATTACAAGTCATTCATTGGTGGTCGTGATGGTGTAACAGAAAGCACAGCAACAATTGCTTCGCTTGCATCTGCTTATGATTTGTTCGCCGATTCTTCATCGGTTGATGTATCTCTGCTGATGACTGGTAAAGCAATGGGTGCATCTAATGGTGCTCAGTTAGCTAACTATCTGATCGACAATATCGCCGACGTCCGCAAGGATTGTGTGGTATTTGTATCGCCTGATAAGGCTGATGTTGTTGGTGCTTCTGCAGAAGGATCGCAGGCTTCTAATATTGTGATATTCCGCCAGAGTGTACGTAACAGTTCATATGCATTCATTGATTCGGGTTATAAGTATCAGTACGATAGATACAATGATGTTTATCGTTATGTACCACTTAATGGTGATGTTGCAGGTCTAACTGCTCGCTCAGATAATCTTCGCGACCCATGGTTCTCGCCTGCTGGTTATAATCGTGGTCAGATCAAGAACCTTGTCAAGCTAGCCTACAGCCCAAGCAAGACAGATCGCGATCTTCTGTACAAGAATGATATCAATCCTGTGATTACGCAGCCAGGCCAAGGAACAATTCTGTTCGGTGATAAGACTGCTTTGGGTCGTCCAAGTGCATTCGATCGTATCAACGTACGCCGTCTCTTTATCACTCTCGAAAAAACAATTGCCACTGCTGCAAATCAGATGCTATTTGAGTTCAATGATGAATTTACAAGAGCACAATTCCTGAATCTGATCGAGCCATTCCTCCGTGATATCCAAGGCCGCCGTGGTATCACTGACTTCCGCGTTGTTTGCGATGAAACAAATAACACTGCAGAAGTTATTGACACTAATCGCTTTGTTGGTGACATTTACATCAAGCCTGCTAAGAGCATCAACTTCATCCAGTTGAACTTTGTTGCTGTAAGGTCTGGTGTAGAGTTCAATGAAGTCGTTGGCCAGTTCTAATAAATAAAAGAAACTAGGAGAAAAGAAAATGGCTTTTAATATCAATGAAATGAGAAGCCAACTCGTCTACGGCGGTGCACGTCAGAATCTCTTCCAGGTACGCATTAGCAACCCTGCAAATAACTCTGGTGATCTTAAGACACCATTTATGGTTCAAGCTGCACAAATTCCGGAATCACAAGTTGGCGTAATTCCAGTGTTTTACTTCGGTCGTCAGATGAAGCTGGCCGGTGATAGAACATTCGGCGATTGGACAGTAACAGTACTGAATGACGAAGATTTCCTTATCAGAAATGCTATGGAAGAATGGTCAAACAGAATCAATCGTTTTGAAGCTAATATTCGTGACATCGGGCGCTACAAGTCAAATGCTACTGTAATCCAGTATGCAAAGGATGGATCAGCGATTCGTGAATACAGATTTGATGGAATCTTCCCAAGTGTTATCTCACCAATTGAACTTGATTGGGCGAATACCGATCAGATTGAATCTTTCCAGGTTACGTTCACATACGACTACTGGACTGTTAGTGGTGGTACGACAGATAAAGCCGGCGATTAGATAAGTAAGGGGTAACCAATCCCCTTACTTTTTTGTTATTTAAATTGGAGATCCCATGGCCGAATTATTTGGTTTTGAATTCAAGAGAAAAATTGAACCTGTTGATATCCCTTCGTTCACACCCAAAGCTGCCGATGACGGCGCGATGGTTGTGGCCGAAGGCGGTGTTTATGGTACCTTCGTCGATCTTGACGGTGCAGTTCGTACAGAAGCAGAGTTAGTTAATAAGTATCGCGAAGTTGCAATGCATCCTGAGGTCGAGATGGCCATTGATGATATTGTGAACGAAGCTATTGTTGCTGATCCTAAAAAGGCAATCGTTTCTATTAACCTAGACGATCTTGAGCAACCAGACAAGATTAAAAAGATGATTATGGAGGAGTTCGATACTATTGTCGACCTTCTAGAGTTTAATCAACACGCATACGAAATCTTTAAGAAGTGGTACGTAGACGGTCGATTACTGTATCATGCAATGATTGATGAAGACAAGCCACGTGAAGGTATCAAGGAACTTCGATACATCGATCCGCGTAAGATTCGTAAAGTTCGTACCGTAAAGAAGAGAAAAGTTTCCTCAACGTCGAACGTTACAGTTCCATCAACCGGCGAAGAGTTCTACATCTATAATGAAAAAGGTTTCTCGAAGACAGCCGGCGTTCCTAATAACGTTGCTCCCTTCCAAGATACCGGCGCACAGGGTCTAAAGATTGCAGTTGACTCTATTGTCAACGTGTCATCTGGTCTTGTCAACGTCAATGGTGACTTAGTCATCGGTTACCTTCAGAAGGCAATCAAGCCACTAAACATGTTGAAGGCGATGGAAGACTCACTAGTCATCTATCGTATCTCACGTGCACCTGAACGTCGTATCTTCTATATTGATGTTGGTAACCTTCCTAAGCCGAAGGCTGAACAATATCTTCGTGATGTTATGACGCGTTTTAAGAACAAGGTCGTATACGATTCTGCTACCGGTGAGATCCGTGATGATCGCAAGCATATGACCATGCTCGAGGATTTCTGGCTTCCACGTCGTGAAGGCGGTAAGGGAACAGAGATCACTACATTGCCAGGTGGTCAGAATCTTGGCCAGATGGATGACGTAACCTACTTCCAGAATAAACTCTACAAGTCGTTGAACGTTCCTATTGGTCGTATGGATCCATCTGCACAGTATAGTTTTGGTCGTGCTACCGAGATTACAAGAGACGAAGTCAAGTTTGCTAAGTTTGTTACTCGCCTGCGGATGAGATTCTCGGATCTATTTGTTAGAATCCTTGAGAAGCAACTAATCCTCAAAGGTGTTATCACCTCAGAAGATTGGGCAGAGTTCAAGACGAACTTCAAGTTTGAGTATGCCGAGGACAATCACTTCGCCGAACTTCGTAATACAGAGATCCTTCGTGATCGTGTTTCGATGCTTCGCGATGTAGATGACTATGCTAGTAAGTACTTCTCGCACGAATGGATTCGCCGCAATGTTCTCCATCAGACCGAAGAGGACATGAAGGAAATTGATGAGCAGATCAAAGAAGAGATGAACAATCCACAGTATAACTCATCAGAAGTTGGTCCAGATGGGCAACCAATTCCAGTAGGCGGACAACCACCGCCCGGTGAAGATGCAGGAGCTCCCCCAGCACCTCCTGGTGCAAAACCACCTAAGGATGCCGACTTCGGTCCAGCAGTTCCTGACGTGGTGAAGAAACCGGCTTGATTATAAATAAAACATATTTGGAGAGAATTTATGCCAACAATTGACGATCTAATCGATACAGCATTAGGACAGCAACCGACTAAGTTTGCTTCTGTCTTTGACGATATCATGGGCGAAAAAACAACAGCTGCAATAGAAGCTATGCATACAAGTATTGCGCAAGGCATCTATGCATCTGCAGATGATTTAGACCCAGACGATCAAGACACTACGGATGATGACGAAGTCGATGATATCGATGACGACGAGTTTGACGATGTCGATGACCTGGATCTGGACGATACCGATTTTGACGACTCAGATTTAGAAGGACTCGACGATGGCGAAGACGCTTAATCAATTTCTAGAAGGCTACTTGAAGGTTAAGTCTGCCGATGAACAAAAGTTTGTCGACAAGCATGTAACTGTTAAGAATCCCGACCGCAACGGCAACGGTGACGATGTCTTTAAGGGAAAGACTAAACCAATTAACCGTCGCAAAGAACGTCATGGTTATGAACCAGGCGATGACGAGAAGGTCTATGAAGCACTTAAGGGCAGTCAGCACAAGATCGATGCCAACAAGAATGGCAAGCTTGATGCTCATGACTTTAAACTCCTGCGCGCCAAAAAGAAGGTTGCCGAAGCAGCTGAAGATCTAGAAGAACTGTCTAACGCTACTTTGGGTTCATATGAGCGTAAATCTGCACCAGATAGAAATAGAGATGCTGGTAATGTGATGGCCAAGCGTAAACAATTGGGCACAAACAAGGTCAAGGTTGCATCAACCGAGATGAATAAGGCTCGTCCAAAGTTTGAAGAAACTGAACAGATCGATGAACTTTCAAAGAAGACTCTTGGTTCCTATGTCAAGAAGGCAGGCGTAAACAGAACACACATTGCTGGTAAACAAAAAAGCGTAGATGATGCAATGACAGGTGTTAGTGCCGCTATGCGTTATGTTAGTGACACCGATAACTTAGACAAATCAAGAAAACAGTTGAAGAAGGTTTCTAATCGTTTAGATAATAAAGACTTTAATAGACAACAAGGTATCAGTAAAGCCGTTGATCGTCTGACTAAAGAAGAAGCTGAAGGTCTTGATGAATTGTCGCGTGGCACTTTAGGTCGTTATTCAATGAAAACAAAGTCGATTGCTGATAACGAAGGCGGTAAGGATCGTTCAAAGGGACGTGAACTTGCCGGGCGTAAACGCTGGGGTGGATCAGTGACAGGTGTCGAGAAGGCAAAGGTCATGGCAACCGAAGAAGTCGATCTCGATGAGAAGCTATCTGCAAAGGCACCGATGGGAACATACATCAAGGACTTCCAGAAGTCTGATGCTCCACAGTTCAAGGGTAGATCACCAGAAAAACGCCGTGTGATGGCAATTGCTGCCAAGCTTTCAGCAGAACGCGGTGGTAAGCCACTCAATAAAGAAGAACGTCTACAAAATCGCTTAACTGATATCTCAGAATCACATCAGAGAGTTATGCTGGAAGTATTCGAGAAGCTAAGTGAAGACAACAAGTCGAAGTTTCTAGAAGCATGTGATACACCAGAAGGTGTTGAACAGATGCTAGACTTTGCCATTAATAATAGAGGTGAATAATGGCTGTAACGATTGTTTCAAATAGGCCGCGCACATCTGCCGTTTTTCATGTAACACCTGCAAATACTACTATTGTTGTTGCCGGTAATAATGCTGTATCTAATGTGGCATCTTCTGGAGAAACTTTAACAGGAGCGTATATTACTCAATCAGTTTGGGGGTGTGATCCCAATGGTTATATTGTAATTAAGCGCGGTATAACGCCTGTTGCATATTACGATTCAACAGGTCAACATGAGTATGCTGGTTGCGGCATGCCAATAAATGTACTTCAAACTGATAATATTAATATCGAGTTTGTTGGTTCTGCAAATTGTTTTATTATGTTTGAAGTTCAAAAAGTTGGACCATTCCCATCTGACTATAATTTGAGTTAATGATGCCATGCCTTATATTATTACTTCTAATAAACTAAATTTATCTGTCACATTACACATAACAGAGAATTGCGGATTAACTATTTCCGGTAATAATACTGTATCTGATATTGCATTGCCTGGTGAAATATTAACTGGTGCATATATCAATCAAATATCATGGGCATGTACTCCTAATGCATACCTTCAAGTATTAAGAGGTGTATCGATAGCAGGCATATATGATTCTTCAAGTACCCATGATTATTCTGGTTGCGGTATGCCTTTAAAAATTAATTCTGAAAAACCTTTGAGTTTTAATTTTTTAAACGGAAGCGGTTTTTGTACAATAGAATTGCAAAAAATATTTGAGCCAATTACTAGTATTGAGCCAAATTATACGTTAAATCTTGACTTTACTAATCAATTATTTTACGTAGGATAAGTGATGGGATTCAAAACATTCAGTGACTTTATTACTTTTACTCGCACGACGAACGCCACGCTGGTGGACAGCACCGGGCGGGTGACCTACGCGCCGAACAATCTGCTGCTGTATTCGCAACAACTTGATGACCCAACTTGGGTAAAAAACGTAGTTACTGTTTCGGCTAATGTAGGAGTTGCGCCTGACGGAACAACGACTGCTGACAAGGTTATACCCGGCATATCAGCGGTGGCATTCAAAGAGCTACAACAGAATTTTTCTTCGACGCTTGGCGTGAATTACGCATTTTCATGCTACGTTAAAGATGCGGGCTACAGATACATACAGTTAATTGGAACTGCTGGCCAGTTTGGAACGTTTGCAATCAACTATGATTTGCAAACCGGCACTGAGACCGCATTTACCGCCGGAACCTCTACAGTTGTGAGTAGGGGAATAACGCCCGCTGGTAATGGCTGGTATCGCGTTTCAGTGGTGCTTACGGCAATCGGCACCAGTGCCGCCGCCAGAATTGGTATTAATGTTATTCCAGCCAGCGATTCAGTAAGAGGCGTATCGTGGGCTAGTGATGGAACTAGCGGCATATTGCAATGGGGCGCGCAGGTCGAAGCCGTCACCTACCAGACGCTGCCCTCGACCTACGTGCAGACGGTCGCCTCGGCCTACTACGGCCCGCGCTTCGACTACAACCCCGTCACACTCGCGCCCAACGGCCTGCTAATCGAGGAGCAGCGGGTGAACTTGATGACGTACAGCGACGGCACGGTGGGCTGGTCGGTTTCTCCGGGCGGCTCACTCGTTGTTACGGCAAACGCTGCCACTAGCCCGGCCGGGACAAGCAACGCTACAAAAATTGCCACTGGCGATACACTAAATAGCGGCCACTCTTTGTATAAACTTTTTTCAGGTGCCGTAAACACTGTTTACACCGGCTCTGCATACCTGAAGGCGGGCGAATATACCCGCGCTCAGATTAACTTTGAAAACAGCGCGTTTGCTAACCTTGCATACGGCGCTCTATTTGACTTGAGCAACGGGACTATTGTTGCAACTACTGCGTCAACAACTGCCACTATTACCAATGCCGGAAACGGTTGGTATCGCTGCACAGTCACGGCAACTTCTGACGCAGACGGCGGAAACTATGTTTTTGTGGTTTCGCCAAAGCCGGCAACCCAAACGACTTTCGGAGCCACTTACACCCCTGTCTCGGTCGGTTTGGGCGTATTCCTCTACGGCGTACAGGTCGAAACCGGTGCATTCGCCACCAGCTACATCCCCACCGTAGCCTCCACGGTCACCCGCGCGGTTGACGTTGCGTCGATGACGGGTACGAACTTCTCAAGCTGGTACAACCAGAGCGAGGGGACGATTATCGCGCAGTTTGTTGCAACCACAACAGGCGTCAATTCGACGGGCGGTAGCGACTTCCCGTTTGTGTACGACATTGACAGCGCAGCAGCACCTACGTCTGGGAATAGCTTACTTGTATCCGCTGGTTATGGCCCCGGCTGGAGGGCAGAAACCAGAGTTCTTGGTGTCACTCAGGCG